ACATTCCTACTTTTGGCGTGGGCGATTTTATAAAGTGTTCTGTGTGCGATAGGAGTAGAGTAAACAATTTGACGGAAAGAACACCGTACTGCCCCAACTGCGGAGCGAAGATGGATGGTGAAGTATGATGGACATTTGCGACACCTGTGCATTTGAGGACGCTTGTCCGAGTGCACACTTTCACCCAACGGGGCGTAATGTCTGTGCAGACTATAAGACCATCTTAAAGGACGGAGGTGCTGACAAATGAAACGGAAGATAATCACCTGCGACCTCTGTGGTAAGGACATCACGGATGCTAAAGAACGGTATCGCTTCAAGCACTACGAGAGCACCTATGCCAACTTTGACAACTTTGAGTGGGCGAAGTGGGAGAGGCGCGATATGTGCCACGATTGCTACTTCGGCTTGCTGTGCTTCGTGGACAAAAGGCGGAAGGAGGGTGCCGACAATGGCTGACTTGAAACCGTGTCCGTTTTGCGGAAGCACAAAGGTGGGCGTTCGGTGCAAGAGCCGTCTTGCAGGATGGACAGGCATTGATGCGAGGGTTGAAGTAGAAACCTACTCTGTCCGTTGTAATGCCTGCCATGCCCGTGGTGCTACCGTGAGCGGCAAGGTCATTACATCCCACAAACAACTGTACATCAACCGTATTGAAGTCCCGAAGATCCGCGTTGAGCCACACGAGGTGGTCACCCTCGGTGAGCTGACGAAAATTCCCTACACACATGAGCTCGACCCGGATTACGAGCTACTTTTGGAACGCTACCGGAACATGCTCCGGGATCGCCTCGTATATCAGCTCGGGGCTTACATCAATTACGAGGGCCAGAGAACAGCGTGGGGCGATATAGAGATGAGAGCCACACTTAGAGTTTTGCAAAGGAAGTGAAATCATGACCAAAGTAATCGCAATCGACTTTGACGGTACCCTGTGTACCAACGCCTACCCCGAGGTGGGCGAGCCTCAGTGGGGAGTAATCCTCGCTGCTGTTGAGGAACTGAGGCGGGGAACCAAGATCATCCTGTGGACCTGCCGTACCGGTAAGGAGCTGGAGGAGGCCGTGGCCGCGGCGAAGGGGTGGGGCCTGACCTTCGATGCCGTGAATGAGAACCTGCCCGAGCGCATCGAGATGTTCGGCAACGACCCTCGGAAAATCGGTGCCGACGAATACTGGGACGACCGGGCTGTGGCGTTGAGCGATATTCCCGGTATTGCTTTCAGTGAACGGTTCAGAAACAAGCTGCTGTACGGTGTGGCCTGCACCGACGCTGAATTGGAGGTGATGACCCATGAAAATCCCTAAGAGTATCCGCATCCAAGGTGTTGAGTACGAGGTACAGGATAACTGCCCCAGCCTGAACGACGGAGAACAGATGCTGTACGGCAACATCAGCTACCCTGACCCGGTTATCCGTATCTCCGATGTAACCACCGGACACGAGATGAAATGCCTGACCCTCTGGCATGAAATCCTCCACGGCATCCGCTACGCCAACGGGCTGGAGATCGAGAACGAGGAGGCCGTTGTGGAGATGTTCGCCCGTGGCATCTATCAGGTGCTCCAAGACAACGGCGGCCGGCTGTTCGATTTGAAGGAGACGCTGACGGAGTGAGTACTTACACCGTATACAGGCACACGTCCCCGGCAGGGAAGGTCTACATAGGCATCACCTCCAAAAAGCCAGAGAGACGGTGGGACAACGGAAAAGGGTATCGGGACTGCCCACACATGGCTCGGGCGGTGGCCAAGCACGGCTGGGAGAACTTCACTCACGACATCATCGCAGAGGGCGTCACCAAAGAGGAAGCCGAGGCCATGGAGGTCAGACTGATAGCGGAGTTCCGTAGTAACAACGGCGACTTTGGGTACAATGCGGACAACGGTGGGAGCGCCCCCGGCAGAACGTCAGAGGCAACCCGGCAAAAGATGAGTGCATCCCGCATGGGTCATCCCACTTCAGATGAGACTCGGCGTAAGATCAGCGCCGCCCACACAGGGGTTCCTCTGTCACCGGAACATTTGGAGTCTGTTCGCCGTGCCAGCGCTTTGCGCCGCGGCGTCCCTCTGCCGGAAGAGACACGCAGGAAAATCAGCGAAGCCAATAAGGGCCGGGTAAAGTCGGCAGAAGAATGTCGCCGCATCAGCGAGGCCCACCGGGGAAAGATTTTCCTTTCCGAAGCGACCCGACAAAAAATCAGCGAGACCAAAAAGAATAGCCCCTCGACACCACGAGGAGCGAACAATCCTAAATCCCGAGCCGTCGTCTGCGTGGAAACCGGAGAGCTATTCGAGTGCATCCGAGCCGGGGCTGACGCAAAGGGGATCAATACCGCACACAACATCGGGAGGAGCTGTAGGCGCGGAGACCGGTGTGGCGGATTTCATTGGAGGTATTATGAAGATAGCAACAGCTCGAACTAAGACATCCAAGAGGTGGCGCACCTGTGAGATTTCTTGGGAGGCGTTCTTGGATAGTCTCCGAACACCGATGCGGACTGCGGAGACCATGCGTGAATACAAGGCAATGGCCAAATCGGAGCGAGACCGTGTCAAAGAGTCCGCTGGCGGTTTCGTGGGTGGTGCTTTGACCTGCGGACAGCGTAAGACAGAGTTTGTGAAGGAACGATGGATGATTACTCTGGACGCAGACGACGCAGTGCCCAAGCAATGGGAAAAGGTAGTGGCGCTTCTGGACTTCAGGATGTGCTGCTACCCCACCCACTCCTCCACCGAGGATCAGCCTCGACTGCGGTGGGTCATTCCCACGGACCGAGCCATGACCCCGGATGAGTACCCAGCAGTGTCACGCTTGGTGGCAAGCTGGATCGGCATTGAGACCGTAGACCCGACAACGCATGATCTGGCGAGACTCTTTTTCTACCCGAGTGTGCCGAAGGACGCCCCCTATGAGCTGAGGGAGCAGGACGGCCCGCTGCTTAGTGTCGACGAGGTGCTGGCTACCTACGGAGACAACGATGCGTGGAGGGACACGACTCTCTGGCCCATCGCAAAGAAGGAGTCCGAGGTTCGTGTTCGGAACGTCCAGAAAGCCGGAGACCCGCTGGAGAAACCCGGCATCGTCGGTCTGTTCTGCCGTACTTATGATGTAGAGGACGCCATTGCCGAGTTCATTCCCGAGGTCTATACTCCGTGTGAGCATAACGGGCGGTACACGTATGCCGGAGGCTCGACTTTCGGCGGCGCTATTGTCTATGACGATGGCCGGTTCCTCTACTCCAACCACGCCACCGACCCCTGCTGTGGCATGAGTGTAAACGCCTTCGACCTCGTGCGTATCCACAAGTTCGGCCAGCTGGATGCCGATGCGGGTGAGCGTACCGCCGTCACCAACCTCCCCAGCTATAAGGAGATGGTCCGCTGGGCCTCGGGGCTGGACGAGGTGGCCAAGCTACAGGTGGCGGAGGGCATCGCCCGCGCCAGCGACGACTTCTCCGACCTGTTGGAGGGCGACGAACCTGCCGACATCCACGACCCGGACTGGGAAACGAAGCTGGCCCGCGACCCCAAGACCGGCGTGGTCAGGGAGACACGGACCAACGCCAAGCTGTACATCCGAAACCTGCCCGAGTTCAAAGACAAGCTGGGTTACAACCCCATGACAGACAGCATCACCGTATGCGGGGACCTGCCTTGGCGGAAACGCCGCCGTGCTGTGCACAAGGCCCGCGCTGGCGTCAAGAAGGTCAGTAAGTTCGACGACATTTTCGGCGATGGTACTGAATGGGAAGGCAACCGGGGCGCGGAGAAGGAGTGGCAGGAGACCGACTGGCCGGACTTCTACGCCCACATGGAGCAGTACGGCTTCGACACCGGGAGGAACAAGGTCAACGGGATGCTCGACGGCGCTTTGCTCTCGGTCGCCTTGGAGCGCACGTACCACCCCATCAAGGACCCGCTGGAGGACTTGGAGTGGGACGGCGTAGAGCGGCTGGACACCATGTTCATCCGATGGCTCGGCGCAGAGGACAACGAGCTCAACCGGGTCATCACGCGCCGCTGGATGATTGCCGCTGTGGACCGTATCGTGAGGCCCGGGTGCCAGTTCGACCAAATCCTCATCACCTGCGGCCCTCAGGGTCTCGGTAAAACCAAGATGCTCCGTCTGCTTTCCCGAGGCTTCTACACCTGTAGCATCGACGACCCGAGCATGAGCAAGGGCACCGCCGAAAAGCTCAAGGGCGTATGGATCGTTGAGTTTGGCGAACTGGATAAGGTTCGTAAGGCCGACCAGAACACCCTCAAGAACTTCATCACCGCCACCGAGGACCGCTACCGCAGTGCCTATGCCCGCGACGCCAAGACATACAAACGCCAGTGCGTGTTCGCAGGCACGTCGAACAACGGTGCCTTCCTCCGGGACGATACCGGCGAGAGACGTTACTGGGTCATGCCGGTAAAAGGCATCGGCGACCGCGGCGAGTTGAGGGGCTTTGAAGACGAGGTCGACCAGCTGTGGGCCGAGGCCGCAGTTCGGTGGAAAGAGCGGATGCACGAGTTCCGAGAGCCCGGGCAGACGCAGGACCAAGTGAACCTATACCTGTACCTGAAGGAGAACCATCTCGAAGCCGAGATGCAAAAACGGCGCGAGATGTACAAGCTCCCCGACAACGACCGGGTGGATGTGCTGGGTTACTTGGAGATGCTCCGACAGGTACAGGTAT